ATGCTTCATGATACCCAAAACACACTAGAAGGAAACTTCAAGGACCTTAAGGCCTTGCCGGTTTCTGCAGACGTTGAGGCATCCATCCAGGCGCAGCTGGCGCTTGAGGAATACAACCTGGTCGCAGGGGCCGAACGGTACCTGGATCGTCAAGATCGCAAGGGCCGTTCGGAAGGCGTTGATGCCCGTGATGATGCCCAGAAGGTCATTAAGGCCGCCATTCCGTTGGTGTCCTCCCAGATCACCAAATGGTGCGAAGAGGCTGGCAAATCGGCCGGTCGTACGCACCGCGCCCTGAAGTTCCTGAACGCTCTCGACCCGGACCTCCTGGCACTGATCGGTCTCCGCTCGGTTTTCCTGGGGGTTGGTCGTGGTGGTCATATGGTCGACGTTACGATCACCACCGGCACTGACGTCCAGATGGAGCTCGAGGCGTTGGCCTTGAAGGAGCATGACCCCAAGGCCGCAAAGCTTTTCGCCTCACTGGCAGCCAAAGGCACCGAGAGCGCAAACACCAAGCGCCACAATGCACTGACCGAAAAGGCCGGTGTGGCTCTCAACTGGGGCGGAGAGGAAAAGCTTCGTGCCGGCGAGCCTATCGTCAATGCGGTTCTGATTGCCTGTGAGGCACTGTTCGAACGTTCGGTCGGATACACGCCGTCGACGCATGCCTCAGCGAAGATCGAAAAGGAATCGACCATCGTTCTCACAGACGCTGGCGCCGCGGCCCTTGTCGAACTGGCAGAAGCTGAGGCCTGGATGCACCCGCTGTTGACCCCGATGATCGCCATCCCGCGCCCCTGGGAGTCTAACAACACTGGCGCCTATTACGATGAACGCCTCGCAAAGCGTGTCAAACTGGTGCGTGGTCGCTCCTCACAGCAGAAGAAACTCATCGCCCAGGCAGTCAAGGATGGCACATTCAATGACCTCTTGGCCGCGGTGAACGCCGCACAAGAAACCGCCTGGTCTATCGATACCCGTGTCCTCGAGATCGTCGAATGGACCAAGGAAGCCGGTTTGCGCCCTTCGTCATCCTTCCCGCTCACAAACCTGCCCGTGATGCCCGCTAAGGTGTCTGCAGACGTTTGGGACGCCGCGGACAAGACGGCCCGTTCGGTCTGGAGTTCATCACGCCGCGCGGTCCGTCTGGAAATCAAGGATGCCGCAAGCGCCTCGAGCGTGTTCAACAGCGACATTCAGATCGCCAAAATGCTCGCAGAGGCAGGCACGTTCTATCAGCCGCACAGTCTCGATTGGCGTGGTCGTATCTACCCAGTGGCGCATTTCAATCACCAGCGTGGGGACCACATCAAGGGTATGTTCCGTTTCGCAGACGGTGTGGCCCTGGGGGAAACCGGCGGTGACTGGCTGGCAATTCATATCGCGAACTGCGGGGATTTCGGGAAGGTTTCGAAAGCGACCTTGGATAAGCGGATTGCCTGGACGTACGAGAACGGCGAAATGCTCCTGGAGATCGCTGCAGACCCCCGCGGTACTTATGACAAATGGTCCGCCGCGGATGCGCCTTTTTGTTTCCTGCAGGCTTGCTTTGAGTATGCCGCTTGGGCTGAAACGGGCTTCTCTGAGGACTTCCAATCGTCAATCCCGATCGCACTCGACGGTTCCTGCTCGGGCCTGCAGCACTATTCGGCAATCACACGGAGCCCGGAAGAAGCCCGCCACGTCAACCTGGTGCCACGTGATGACGTTGGGGACATCCACACGTTCGTCGTTGGGATCGCCCAGGACCTGTTTGAAAAGTCGATTGCTGATGGCGACCAAATGGCCAAAATCTGCATCGATGCGGGATTCGGGCGTCCAACCGTGAAACGTAACGTCATGACCTACTTCTATGGCTCGAACCAGTTCGGTATGTCTGGTCAGCATATGGAAGACCTGATGCGCCCTCTGACCAAGCGCCTCGTCCTTGGGGAAATCGATAAACACCCATACAGTGTCATCAACGAGAAGACCGGCCTGGACGATGGGGGCTTTGCGGCCGCTGCATGTCTCGCCAAACACATCTACAAAGCTGTCACCACTGCAGCACCGCGGGCTGAGTATGCTGCCAGATGGTTCCAGTCAGTTGCTGCCATCCTGGCCCATGAAGCACTTCCGGTTGTCTGGACGTCACCGATGGGCCTTCCCGTTGTCCAGCTGTACCAGCAGTACGAATCGAAGCGTGTGGCCATGTGGCTCTATGACCGCGCGGTGCCAGTCGTGACCCATGCGGACGATAAGGCTGACCAGGACGGTAACGTTCTGACCAAGGTGCGCACGGTCCTCCAGACCACAGCGACCAAGTTGATTGATAAGTCCAAGGCGCGTTCGGCCATTGCGCCCAACGTTATCCATTCGCTCGACGCGGCCCATATGCTCCGTACGGTCTTGATGGCCATGGCGAAGGGCATCAAGTCCTTCTGTCTCATCCATGACTCCTTCGCGACACATGCAGGTAATACCGGCAAGTTCGCCTGGACCATCAAGGAAGCCTTCGTGGCGCAATACGAGACATACTGTCCCATGAAGGCCATTGACGCCTACGCCCGCTCGGTACTTTCGGAAGAGGGCATTGCGAAACTTCCGGCCATCGAGCCTTTGGGCACCTTGGATTTAAATGAAGTCATGGGAGCCATGTACGCATTTGCCTAAAACCTCCCCATCTGTGGATATTCCGCCGATGAGAATAAGACCCTAAGACACCTTCAAACCGCTCGGCTTCCCTAGGGACCGGGCGGTTTCTTTTTTGTCGATTCCGCAAGTGAAGAACATCCCCAAAATCCTAAACTGCCCATATGTGAATAGACAACCGAGTTCCTGAATTACCATCAGCATCATCGGTTATTTTTTCAACTCAATCTCAGAACTTCCACACCTGAAAGGCACTCGCATGGCTTCTGCTAAAATCAAATTCACTACTCCGGTCCTCACCGTGAGCTATCCAAACTATAACAGCCCCGACACCGACGGCCAGTATGCCGACGGCAAATTCAAGGGCAAGTGCAGCGGCCCGCTGACCGATCCCAAGGTCGCCGCATTCAAGGCCCAGGTCCTCGAAGCTGCCAAAGAACTCGGCGTCGCCAAGAAGGGGAACACCATGCCCCTGACCGCCTTGAAGGACGACAACGACGAACTCACCGGCTACGTCCAGATCAACGCCAAGTCGAAGTTTGCGCCGGCGATTGTCGACGCTCGTGGCAAGCCGGTTAACCCTGCTAAGGTCAAGATCGGCACCGGCAGCACCATCCGCGTCCAGGGCTTCTTCGAGGCCTACCAGGACGGCAAGGGCATGAGCGCTCGCCTCACTGGCGTTCAGATCGTCAACCTCGTCGAACCCAACGACCAATCGTCTGCAGATTTCGATGCGGTTGAAGGCGGCTATTCGGCTGACGACGATGACATCGGCTTCGACATCGGTACGAGCGACGATGACGCTTGGTTTGATGTCAACTCAGTCAGCGGCTCTGTCGACACCTCAGAAGACGATGGCGATGGCGGCGAGCTCGATATCTAAATCGGGCATCAGGAACCGGGCGGTGGCTGCTGGCTACCGCTCGGGCCTCGAGGATAAAGTCCAAAGCGACCTGACGTCACGTGGAGTGCCACACGACTATGAGGCCGTGAAGGTCCGCTACTCGAAGCCTGCATCGCACCACAAATACACACCCGATTTTCGTCTGTTGGCCAACGGTATCCTTGTGGAGACCAAAGGCCGCTTCATGACTGCCGACCGGACCAAACACGAACTCATCAAGAAGCAACATCCAGACCTGGATATTCGCTTCGTTTTCGATCGGTCCAAATCGCCAATCTCGAAAGGTTCCAAGACGACGTACGCCTCATGGTGCGCGTCTCGAGGTTTCCTTTTCGCTGACAAATCGGTCCCCCAGGAATGGGTGGACGAACCATATTTACAGTCCCGCATCGATGCCCTCGAGGCTGCCCGGGCTTAAGGAACCATCATGACATTTGGAATTGAAAGCGGCCTTCTGGACCTCCTGAAGGTCGAAGGTGGCTATTCGAACAATCCGGCCGATAAGGGCGGTGAAACGAACCATGGCATCACCATCGCGGTCGCTAGGGCCAATGGCTACACCGGCGCCATGAAGGACCTGCCGGTGTCCGTCGCCAAGGAGATTTACCGCAAGGTTTATTTCACGGCCCCAGGGTTCGATAAGGTTGCCTCAGTGAACCCAGAGGTTGCCGGCGAGCTGTTCGATACCGGCGTGAACATGGGTCCCGCAACGGCCGCAGGGTTCCTGCAGACGGCCCTCAACGCACTCAACCGAGGCGGTCAGGACTATCCGGACATCTCGCCGAAAGGCCCTGTCTGTGGTCCTCAGACCATTGCGGCCCTTACGAAGTACATCAAGGTGCGCGGCGCCGACGGTATCACCGTGTTGCTGACTGCACTGAATGTGCTGCAGGGCGCCAGGTACCTGGAGATCGCGACCAACAGTCCCAAACAGGAAACGTTCGTCTACGGCTGGCTTAAGAACCGCGTGGCTACGAGCTGACAATAACAATCATCCTGCAGGTCGCTGGGATGTAAATAGGCGCTGCGCGGTTGAGTCTCGCGGCGGGTTAACTTGGTCAGATATGGTACGCATCCTGCAGGTCGCTGGGATGTTACGCACGCTGAGGCCAACCTATCAACTTCTTACCACTGATATTCAACACATCACGTATCGAAAGGAACACACATGAACATCAAGCTTTCACCGCGGGCCGCAGAGGTCCTTGATTATCTCCAGTCGAAAGGCCGCACGACACCGCGCGAAGCCCTTCTGGATATCGACATCAACAGCGGATCGTTCACCCGTCGCATCTCGGAAATCCGTGAGGCCGGTTACAACATCCTCGTGAAGTCTCACCGTCACCCGACGACCAATCGGCTCTACCGCTCCTATGAGTACAGCCTGGTCTAAACCTCTCCTCCAAGACGTTCTGCCATGAACGCAACTCAATGCCCTGCACGTTACCGAAGTACCACCCGTACCAACAGTTACCTGCAGGGCATTTTTTCGATTTTCTGACACGTGTCCAAATTGAATCTTTCAGACGGTAATTCTTCAAGCCCATCAGGGCTTTAAGTACCTCTGGGACACGGTGTCCAGACAGACCCTTTTCATCACATTCAGTCCGAAAAACCGGCTGACAACCGGAGGCACGCCCATGCCCTTTTTGATCCTATTTGCCTCATCGTTCGGATGGGTTTTCGTTCAGGCATTCCAGTCTCGAAACGTCAACTCCGGACAATATGTGGCTGCAGCTGCCGGCTCGTTCGCGATCGGTACCCTGCAAGTCTTCGTCCTGTCCCAAGTGGTCGGGCAGGGCGCCTCAATGCTCCACACGTTCACATACTGCACTGGAGGCGCCTTTGGCGTCATCGCGGCCATGTGGACCCACAAGAAATTCATGAAACCCAGAGGATAACCCCATGACCTATGAGCGCGATGAAAGTGCCTTCGTCGGCCACGAGGCCTGCCCGTCATGCGGCTCCAGGAACAACCTGGCCCGATACGCATCCGGCAGAGCCCACTGTTTCAGCTGTGACCACTGGGAACCAGCAGACGACGATAATTCAACCCCCAGAACCTCAAAGCCGAAAGGGACCCACATGTTCAATTTGATCCAAGGGGAAACCCGCGGCCTAACGAAAGAATACGGCCTCAACGAAGACACCTGTCGGAAGATTGGCCTTCAGATCGTCCAGTATTCCGCAAAGGACGATGACGGTAACCCGATGCCCCGCAAGGGCTGCCTGGCCTTCACGTACCGCAATGCCGATGGCTCCACTTGGGGCCAGAAGATTCGCTACAAGGTGTCCGAAGACGAGAAGACCTATGGGTTTCCGCACGCACCTGGAAAGCCCCCGCTGTTCCTGCAGCACCTCTGGACGAACGGTTCCGACAAGCGCTCATTGATGATCTTTGAGGGCGAGGGGGATGCCGGCGCGTACTTCCAGGTGACTGGCGGGAAATACCCGGTCGTATCGATTCCGACGGGCGCCAAAGGCTGCCTGGACGTCATCAAGAACCATTACGAATGGATCGCGAAGTACGAAAAGATCATCGTGTGTTTTGACGGTGACGCTACGGGCCGCGAGTGGGCCAAAAAGGCTGCCGAAATCCTGCCGCCTGGCAAGACGTTCATCGGTGAGGTCCCTGGGTTTAAGGATGCCCGCACGGCCTTGATGGCTGGAGACGCTAAGGCAATCCAACAGGCATTCTTCAACCCTGAGCCTTATCGTCCGGATGGCATCTTCACGCTCTCGGATATCCGTGAGGCCGTGTTGGCGCCGCCGGAAACTGGACGGCCCTGGTGGGATCCAAAAGTCACCTCCTGGACGTTCGGTCGACGGACTGGCGAAATGTATCTGTTCGGCGCCGGTACGGGCATCGGGAAAACCGATTGGTTCACACAGTCCATAGCGTTTGACGTTCTGGAACTGCAGGTCATGACGGCAGTCATCTACCTCGAACAGCCACCTGCGGAAACCGGCAAGCGTATCGCCGGAAAGGTCGCCGGCAAGGCGTTCCACGTGCCAGATGGCTCATGGGACCAGGCGGAACTTATCGACACCATTGATCGCCTGGAAGCGACTGGCAAGCTGTTGCTTGGCGGTAACTTTTCGTCGGCCGATTGGGATGTCGTCAAGGAACGCATTCGGTACATGGTGCACGCGCACGGTGTTCAGCATGTCTACCTGGACCACTTCACGGCCCTTGTTGATAGCTCAGATGAAACCGCCAGTGTCACGAAGATCGTTAAGGAAGCGGCACTTCTGGCGCAGGAGCTCAGCATCATCATCCATGGGATCAGTCACCTTTCGACACCGGAAGGTAAGAGCCACGAAGAGGGCGGACGTGTCATGGTCAAGCATTTCAGAGGCTCACGGGCCCTGGGATACTGGGCGCATTATATGTTCGGCCTCGAACGCAACACCCAGGCGGAAGACCCTCAGGAGCGCAACGTCACGACGTTTCGTTGCCTGAAGGACCGCTACACCGGCCGTGCCAACGGGAACACCATGTTCCTACGGTATGACCAGTCGACCTGCCAGCTGACCGAATGCGACGCACCGGCGCCTGGCGGCCATAAGTTCGAACCGGACTTCCCGCTCGATCTGTAACTAAACGCTCTCCATTCGGGGAGTGTCCACAATCCGCAAGTAACCTCAATCAACCGGCCCGGAGCCGGAAGGAGCCCTCATGTTTAGTGAAGATGAAATCACCCGCAACCGCATCGAAGTGCGCCGGAACGCCATCAAGGCCATTCGGGCGTCCATCGTCGACGGGACCTCAGGCGACATCAAAACCGCCGTGGCCCAAATCGACTTCCTGAATAAGGCCATCTCGGAACTCCAGGCCACTCTCCCCAAGCTCCGCCCGGTCTACGCATCATGATGGTGCACGGCCTCCCAATCTCCAGAGGCCGTTACGTTTTCGACGTGGAATCGAACGGCCTGCTGGATACCGCAACGGTTATCCACTGCGCGGTGATGAAGGATGTCGACACCCTCCAGGTGCACGGCTTTCGTCCCGATCAGATACCGGCGTTCCTCAAGCTCTATCGGGCCGCAAAGCTCTTGATCGGTTTCAACTGCATCAAGTTCGACTGCGCTCTCATCGAGAAACTTCACGGCGTTACGGTCCCCCAGGACCGCGTGTTGGACTTGATGAACCTGGGTCGTTTGGTCTTCTCGGACATCAAGTCTTTGGATTTCCCCAAGGCCAAGGCGTCCAAGGAATACCAATCGAAACTGGCGGCACATGAGGCCGATAGGGCTCACCGTATCGAAATGGGACTTCCGGACATCGGGCCTAGCAGGCTCAAGCCGGTCCCGTTGTTCCCTGGCCAGTTCGTTGGGCGCCATAGCCTCGAGGCGTGGGGTTACCGGATGGGTGGTGGTCTGAAGGGCGACTACTCGAAGGACATGAAGGCACTTGGGCTAGACCCCTGGGCCTCATGGAACCCTGAGATGCATGCCTACATGCTCCAGGACGCCGAGGTAACTCACGACCTCTTCAGACACCTCGAGACCTTCCAGGCATCCCAACAGTCAATCGACCTTGAGATGCGTGTGGCCTGGCTGTGCGCGAAGATCGAGCGGAACGGATGGCCCCTCGACGTGAGGGCTGCCGAGCAGCTCTACATGACCCTGGTGGCCGAACGGGAATCCCTTCGGACCCAGCTGGTCACGCTGTTCCCGCCCTGGCGTACGCGCCTTCCGGACTTCATTCCGAAACGACCTAACAGGACCCTCGGGTATCTGGCCGGCGTTCCGGTTGAGCGTTGGAAAACTCACGAGTTCAATCCGGCATCTAGAGATCACATCGCGGACCGATTGATCGAAAAGTACGGATGGAAACCGACAGAGTTCAACGAAGCCAAAAAGGACGCGGACGGCAACACGGTTACTGTCGGAAAGCCAGTAATCGACGACAAGGTCCTCAAGAAACTGCCGTACCCGGAAGCCCAACAGCTTGCCCGGTTCTTCATGTTGCAAAAACGTATTGGCCAGTTGGGCGAAGGTGCTCAGGCTTGGCTGAAAGTTGTTAGAGAGGGAAAGATACATGCAAGTTACACAACAAATGGCGCTGTCACGGGCCGCGCGACTCATTCCTACCCAAACATCGCCCAAGTACCGAGTTTATCAGCGGAATTCGGACGGGACTGTCGAGCTCTTTTCAACGTCCCACGTGGCTGGAAACAGCTAGGAGTTGACCAGGCCGGACTAGAACTCCGCTGCCTGGCCAGCTTTATGGTCGCCTTCGACGGCGGCGCATACATCGATATCGTCCTCAATGGAGACATCCACTGGGAAAACGCCAAGGCACTGTTCGGCCTTCCGGAGGATACGGTCAGAGATGACAACAATCCGGATCACGTTCGGTACCGCGGCGTCGCGAAGACCTTCATTTACGCGTTTCTCTACGGTGCCGGCGATGCCAAACTTGGCTCAATCGTCAAGAAAGGCGCTGCAGAGGGTAAGAAGCTCCGTGCACGGTTCCTCAAGAAGTTCCCTGCGCTCGAGCGTCTCATCAACTACGTCAAGAATGCCGCGAAGAAGGGCTGGCTGAAAGGCCTCGACGGCCGGAAGCTCCCCATTCGGTCACCACATGCCGCCTTGAACACGCTCCTGCAGTCCGCAGGCGCATTGATTTGCAAGCAGTGGATTGTCGACTCTGAGGATGCCCTCAAGGCCGCCGGGCTACGTCATGGCTGGGATGGTGATTTTGTGATCCTTGGATGGATTCACGATGAGCTCCAGATCGCAGTCCGTGATGTCGACGGTTTAGTCGCGAAGGTGGCCGAAATCGTCATTGGCGTTGCTCGAGACGTGGGCCGGCACTTTCCAAGCTGGAAGTGTCCTACCGACGGTTCGGCCTCTCCGATGCCCAAAAAGCAAAACAAAGACGACCCTGACGAAGTCCTAGGACCCATCGTCGGCGGCGCCAACTGGGCCGCGTGTCACTGATGCGCCTCTCAGAACCCCCTGAACCGCATGCCTACCGGACTGAAGTGCTTCCAGTGCTCGAAAGGGCCTGGAAGTCACCCTTCACCACCCGTTCGGAATTTGCGCGAACTGAAGCTGACCTGGTGGCCCTTGCGGCGAACCAGCGGCTCATCACGACCCAACTGAACCCCACGACCTGGGGGCAAACCTGGCGAATTACCGCCCGGGGCCTCCGGTTACTCGAGAAAGCCCTCAAAACCTAAGGAACACCTCATGGAAAACCTCCTCGATAACATCATCGCCATGTCTGCCAACATGGAAACCCTCAAGGCCCGAAACGCAGACCTAACGCAGACAGTCGCCTCATTGACCGCTGAGAAACGCCGATACGAGACGATTGTCGTCAGCCAGGCGGACTACATCGCGGCCCTGACGCAGGCCGTTGAGGCCTTTATGGACGAACGTGAAGACCACCTGGGCCTCATCGAAGCCATGGTGAACTCGAACGGCGACCGCGACGAACTCGAGGCGGTGGAAATGGAAGCCGCTGGTCTCCTCCAGGCCTGCGAGACCTTCATGGACGAACGTTATGCCGCCAAGTGCACCATCGATACCCTGCAGGTGAACGTGCAGCTCATGACGGACGCCCTGGACTATTCCAAGAAGTCCCGCACGATTCTCCTCACGGACTATTCGGCCCTCGAGGCTCGCCTGTTGTTCCATGAGGAACTGCGGGAAGCCGCAGCGGCTGCCGGTGTGGTCATGCAGTGCGTTGGTGATGGCCTTTGGGACATCTACACGCCGGACTACAGCACCTCAGAGGTCGACAAGGAGATCAACGCCGAACTCCGCAGGGTCATCGAGAGCCTGAACGAAGACGTCAAGGTCATGTTGGACCGTGAGGCAGCTGCGGTTGCCAAATGCTCCGAGCATTACAAGGCTCGTATGGACCTGCAGGAACAGCTGGATGTCGCAAACGGCACCATCTTCGACCTGAAGGCCGTTTCGTCACGTCCGGCGTTCAGCCTTGCCGGCTATCGGTTCGGTGGCGGCTTCTGATGTTCGCCAATCTCCGTACCCTCATCAAGGACGTCCTCACAGCCCGTGACGGCGTCACTTATGCACCTGCCCGTGTCTACTGGATGCTCGCAGCCCTGCAGTTCCTGATGCTCTCCGCCTGGTCCGTATTGATCCAAAAGTCGACCTTCGATCCCGTTGCGTACGGGACGGGGGCCGGTCTGATCATTGCGGCCGGCGGGGTTGGCGTCTGGATCACCCGCAAATCTGACGAAGGCTAACGGCGTCCCGCCTGAAAGGCCTCATCGCCCAACGGTCCGTCTGGACCTCAAAGGAAACCCAAATGCTCTCAATACTCAACCTGCTGACCCCTAAGGTCGGCGGGGCCCTTCTGGCTGCCTTGGTGGTCATGATGGCCTTTGCAGGCATCCAGACGGCCCGCCTGCACAATACGGCCGATAAGCTCGAACTGAGCCGCACGGCAACCGACACGCTCGAAATGCGCGTGAAGGCCGATGGGATAACCATCAAGGGCTTCAAGGACGCAATCGCCACCCAGAACCTCGCGATCGACAAGATGTCTGCGCAGCGTACCGCGGAGCGCATCGAGTACCAGGCGGGCCTGAAAGCTGCCGAAAAGGTTGCCGCCAGGGCTGAGGTCAAAGCCTCAAATCTGATGGCCCTTCAGGCGCCGGCGGACACCGATGAAATCGTTCAGTGCCGTGCAGCACGGGACCTACTGATCCAGGAGCTCACCCATGAGTAACGTGGTGAACCTCTGGGACAAGAAGGCCCGCCGACCGGAGCCGTCCAGTCTTCCGCCAAGCCCCATCTGGTACCTCACGATGGACCACCAGGTGCTCGAGGACTTCCTCAGGGACCAGCTGATCCTCCTGACCGAACTCGACCACTTCCTGCCTGATTGCCCGCCCGTACTTGAGGCGGCCATCTCGAACCTAAGGAAAGCCCTATCATGATCAAATATCCCAAGGTCGCCATTCGGCGCATCACAGCCCTGTTTGCCTTCTGGTTTCTGCTCATCCTGACCGCATGCACCACTACGGGCATTCCGGCCCAGGAGGCGCCTCCAGTCATCGTGAAGGTTCCGGTCCCGGTTCCCTGCGAGATCGAACAGGTCGCAAAGCCTGTCCGTCCGACGGTTCCGAAAGGCACCACCGGCATCTTCGATCTGACCAAGACGGCACTCGCTGACCGCAGGGTCCTCGAGGCTGACACAACGCGCCTTAGGGCCGCCAACACAACGCCCTGCAAGGAACTGAAGTGATGAAGATCGAACAGTTTCTGGAAGAAAACCCCTGGGCATCTATTCGTGCCGACGGTGTCACCGTGGACCATATGGCACTCGGCGAAATTGACGGCATCATTGTGAACGACGGTGAGGTCACTCTCCGCCATGGGAGCGGGTCGTTTGCACACGAGATCGTATATGAACGTTTCAGAGCAATCCGCGACATCTTGGCCTTTGTTGGAAAGCCCAACACGGGCCGAGCGGGCGCCGCTACGCTCGCAGAGGTGCTGAACGCCAATATCGACTTTGAACCAATGGACCGTTTGTCTTTCGTCCAGGCGGTGATCAACGCCGTTTCGCCCCCGCAGGCTGCCTAATGGCCCCCGTGACCAGTCCGGCCGCGGTGGTCCTCTGGTCCATCGTCCTAGGCGTCGCCTTCTACAACCTAGCGAAGTTCATCAAGTACCGCTGGTAGCTCAAGGAAACCATCAAATGACATCAACTAACACGCCGAACTTCGGGTTCGGTCAGGCACTCCTGTGGCTCCAATCGGGCCGTCCTGTCACTCGGACCGGATGGAACGGGAAGGGCATGTGGCTCGAGCTGCAGACACCTGACCTCTACTCGAAGATGACGAAACCGTACGTCTACCTCTGCACACCAAACGGCTCCCTGGAACATCGTGTCCCCTGGGCCCCGAGCCAGACGGACCTCCTGGAACGCGACTGGATGCTTGCTGACCTCATGTGGTCGGACAGTGTCGAGTGCGTCGAGGTCTACAGCCTCCCATCCCCTACAGCCGTCGGCGCCCAGCTCGACTGTCAATTCTAAGGAACCAACAACATGGCTACTCAACTACTGATCGATGCCGATTTCAGCTTGTACCGCGATTGCTCGGTGGTTGAGCGTGAGGCAGTTTTTACCAACGAAGCCGGGCATAGCATTCACGTGCTGAACTCATCCGAAGAGGAGGCCCTGGAAGTCTTCATTCGCACCATTAAGAAGCTCGAAAAAACACTCGGCACTGATGACACCGTTTTGGTTTTCAGCGGTGCCGAGAACTTCCGGAAAGATGTTTGGTCTGGCTACAAAGCGAACCGCAAGGCAACCCGCAAGCCGCTCTGCTACTGGTCAATCATCGATCGCCTCAAGGCCGAAGGCACCTACAAGGTCGTCGAGGAAACCTGCCTGGAAGGCGACGACTACATCGGTATCCTGGCCACCCGCACGTCACCTGTCGACCGTATCATCGTGTCGGACGACAAGGACATGCAGACCCTTCCGAACGTCAAAATCTGGCGCATGGATGGTATGGTCCATACGACTGAGGAATCTGCTGATGCCTTCTGGCTCTTGCAGACCCTCATGGGCGATACGACGGACGGTTATAAGGGCTGCCCGGGCCTTGGGCCGGTGTTGGCCCAGCGGGTTCTCGATAAGGCCGGCGATCCCTGGGGTAACGTCTTGCAGGCTTATCACGATGGCTGCCGGAAGAACCCCAAGGCACTCGAGGACGGTCAGACATCTGACGACCTGGCGCTCCTCAACGCTCGCCTGGCACGCATCCTCAGGCACACCGACTGGGACAGCAAGAACCGCAAGCCAATCCTCTGGACCCCTCCGGAACTGGCGGTGACCAATGTCCCTGGCTGACAAGCTCCGTGAGGAAGCTCGAGGCCTTCGCCACATGGCCGTAGGGGCACTCGAAGATGGCCGCCTGGTCTATCAGCTCAACGGTCAATCGGTGGTCGCAACGGCCATCGAGCCAATGGACCTAATCGACGACGCAATGGCCCTAGAGGCGTACGCAATCAAACTGGAGACGCATTATGACCCACGTGCTTAACAACAAGTCCTTCAAAGCCCTTGTCGACGCCCTGTGTGAACCAAAGGACGCTCTGGAACCGCACGTTCCCATGACGTTCGACATTGAGGCCTGTGAGGGCTTCGACGACACCACAGTCAGCCAGATGGACCCTGACGTCTTTTCGATCATCCAGGAAGACGAAGACGGTCAGCTGCACGACATCGAGCTATCCCGCGCCATGGCCGAAACGGTCATCAAGCGCCTCACAACCCTTCTGGCAGCCTAAAGGAGCCTCCATGGATACACCCTCAGAATACTCCAGAGACGCAAGCCCTTTCGGCTTCAAGTTCAATCCCGACACCGCTCCAGGTGGTAAGGACCATCGGGAAACCTATGCGGTCGAAGCGTCCGACACGAACCCCAAGGACCTGGCCGGCCGAATGAAGCCTGCAACGTTCTCTGTGGTGCCTGTCGCCCCGATGTTTCAGATCGGCAAGGTGATGTCCCTGGGCGCCGCAAAGTACGGTGCGTTCAACTATCGGGACAAACCGATCTCCGAAAGTGTCTACCTGGACGCCTTCATGCGCCACATGGCCGCGGTGATCGATGGGCAAGATGTCGACCCCGAGTCCGGTCAGTCACATGTCGCCCATATGGCTGCCGGCTGCATCATCCTGTTGGACGCTATGAACGTCGGGACCCTCATTCGCGACCTGCCACGCAACGGCATGAGCGAGAAGGTCCTGTTGGGCATGGCGGTACCAGGGACGCAGGTTGGCGTGATCAATACGTAATGAAATCGATGAAATACCCCCAAGGCCTTCGTGGTCCTGGGGGTATTTTTTCGGTTTCGGAATGACTGGCAGGATTATCGGCTCTAGAAGGGTCCTTAGGGGCATTATTCTTCCAGGGGGCCTATATGAGCACTGAGGTGCGTGGCGGGATCAAATCGGTCGCCTGGATGGCTGGCCGGATACTTCTGGTCACTATTGGCTGGTTGACGCTCATGGCGGCTTATTTCTCGGTAAGTGGCCTTTTGCAGCAAGCTGCGACGCCTCCCTATATGTCTGCCAAGATATTTGGGGCTAACATGTGGGACCGCGGCTATTTTTATACTGAAGGGTCTTTTAATAATGACAGTGCGATAAGCGACGGTGATCAGCTGCCTCCCCAAACAATCCGCATCGTCTGTGTGCAGTTAGAAATGGTCTGCACCCTCGCTACAGCTGAGGTCTCTGACAACTTCTTGAGTCTAGATATGACGCGGTATGATATAACGACCTGGGACGATAAGCAGATTACCGTTGTCGACACCACACCGTTATGCGTCACTCAGACAATGATTATCGATAGGGCCGCAGAGACCTTCACGATGATCGTCAGGAGGAAGTCGAACTTACCGGACGTGAGTGCAAGCGGGGCCCCTAACCGGTGCTCAAACATCATAGATAAGAATATCTCCATAGTGGACGGGATGGACGTCTACGAGCGCCTTAGGGCCCGCTTCGACCAAAAGTACGGCCTGTACCTTCACGCCGCGCTGTTCCTGATGAACGCACTGTACTTTGGCGCCATATGGCTCTGGTGGCGCCGGCGGAGAGCCGCTCAGGGCGCCTTTAAATCCAATATTTAACTCGAGGGACCAGATGGCTACCAATCCGACAACTCAAGGACCTGTGGCCCCGCAGCCGGTGGTCATAAAGGTCGAAGGGTCTGGGGGCGGCCCGTGGCCCATCCTGTTACTCTCCGTCGTTGTGGCGATCGTTGTGCCTATATCGGTCGGAAAGATGAACCAGGATGCAAGTCATGAAGGTATCGATAAGGACTACGTTGGCCTTGCAGTAAACATCTTGAACGCAAAAGGCTCTCCGCCTGAAAGTAGACAATGGGCGCTGAATGTCCTGAACAAACTGTCTCCGGTACCATTCACGCGTGAAGGCGTGCAGGACCTGAAGGCTGGAAATCCATTGTATAGCACTGTCTCAGGCGCCGTAGCCGAACCGCTATATGGCCCAACACACCCATTCATTAAAAAGGGCGCCGAACCGGTTCAGCCATGTAAATCCGTCCCATTACCTCCTGGAAAGACAATCAATGACGATCAAATTCTAGATTTTGCCGTGCGCCTATCGGAGGCGTATGAAGAGTGCGCCTTAAAACAAAGCTACGCTGTACAGATGATCGACATCCTTCAGCATACGAATAAAACACCACAAGCCATTCATGAGAAAACGCCCAAGATGCACGTCCTAGAGGTTAAGCCCTGACCTTCAAAGCCAAAGAGCCGGCGCCGTCAAGACTCCAGGCGCCTAGCGAACCGAACGGCCTTGTCGATTCCAGCCTGGTCCTTTTGGATTAGGTCGACCGGCCGAATGGTCCCGATGCCTTCCTCGAGGCTGTAGAGGTAATCCAACACGTCCCACCCGTCGGTATCCGGTATGGCCTTCAAGACCGCGACGACACCGGGATGGACCTGTCCGGCAACAAACTGGAACGCAGGGTAACGCCTCATAGGACCATCCTGGACAGCTAGAACCTTTCGATCGGAAACGGCCTGATAGATTTCCTGATGTGTCTTTATGCCCAAAATGCGCATGACCTCACCGACCTCTAGAAGGCCGCCGGCTTGCCTAGCGAGCTCTGTGTTGACAATTAGTCCTAGAGCCAACTCTTCGGACGTGTAGGCATCATCTGGCTCATTATCGTTCGTCATAAAGGCCTTCAGTCCGCGGAGGCTGTAGTGATAACGCTCAACAAGTCACCTTGTGCCGATGAGGACTTCGCGGCCTTTTTGTAAATCACCGATGGGTCGACATACGGCAGTCGCGGCCGCTCACCATTCAGTATCTGTTGGATCGTGAGAATTTGAAGGGCGTCATATTTGTTGCCGTGGAGTTCTATCGTTCCTGCCTCCCTGGCGAATTTACGCATAGGGCCAGTTGGTTCCCGTAGGCAGACAAACACGCCAAAGCCCATAGTCGCGGCATCGGACCTCGTGACACCATGCAAGTCCCTAATCTCGGACAGTTTGGGCTCACCAGACTTCACGGACACAGCGGCCCATTTAGCTGCCTTGTCGAACCCGTTTGGCTTGAACGGAATGCGGCCGTCAACACCACCATCGGCACCCTTCTTCTCATTTGGTTTGGCATCAATGTTCGTAACTGCCCAAATCTCGAAGGCCTTCCGGTCACGCAGGGCGAGCATTTCGGCGCCAGTCATATCCTTAGGCAATCCATCGATCTCGTAGTCCCTGCCGATACCTTCCTCTAGGCCCGGGAAGGAGCCACCAAGCCGTGTGCGCTTGATGAGCTGGATGGCAAATGATGAGATATCGATCCCGATCCATTGGCGCTGCAGGCGCTCTGAAGCCTCAATGGTCGTACCGCACCCGCAAAACGGATCGAACACCACATCGCCCTTATTGGAGCTTGCTTCGATAATCCTGCCAAGCAACGAAAGGGGCTTCTGGGTAGGGTACCCGAGGCGCTCAGCGGCCTTTGGGGATAGCCACCTCACATCCTCGTCAATGCCTTCATTTGTGCCAAAGACTGTTCCGCCAGTGTAAGGCTGAAATGTCCATAAATCCGATGCTGAGACGCCGCGGCTGGGGTCAACTTCCATATATGGCAGCGGCCAGGCTTCGTTCGGAGCAATCGTAATGAAACCGGCCTCGTAGAGCATCTCTAGTTTTTCAGGGGTCGATTTACCCCTGATATCAGGCTTCACCTCAAACCCATTCCAAATATCGCCGGGGATAGCCCAGTGGCGTCCTTTAGATGTGGGGTCGAAACCCCGCCAAACTGCTGCTGAGGTTCCGTTCCGGACGCCGCTGCCTGTCATCACGTTGCCGTAGTAATCCGTCCGGTATTTACCGTCTGTGCCTTTGATGAAATGCTCATCAACATGACCACGCATGTAAGGCCGCTTAGGGTTGTTCCAGGTGAAAACATCGGACTTCGTATAGTACAGGATGGTGTCGTGGATAGGCGCCCAACGCTTCGACTTGCCGTGGCTACCCGTGCGTCGCCAAATGATTTCGCTCCGGAACCTTGTGGGCCCAAAGATCGCATCAAGGATCAGTTTAAGATAATGGGAGGCGTTAGGGTCGCAATGTAAATATAAGGACCCAGTGTCCTTCATGATCCTATGAATTTCTGTAAGCCTGATACCCATATTGACCAAATAGGCCATCATCGGACACTTGCCCAAACTCACCTTCAAGGCGTCAATTAGCGTCGCTAGGCGTGTGGTTCCATGTAGGGAGATAAGCTCTAAGGCCTCATCGGCTGATTTGTCCCATACCCAGGTGTCCTTGAAGGCCGTCCATTGGGCTTCGTCGACATCAAGTCCTTCGGCCTGAAAGAAGACGTTATAGTCCTCATCAGAATTGAATGGCGGATCAAGATACACAAGGTCCACCAGGCCATCTGGCAGGTTGCCCATTACGCTCAAATTGTCACCAAAGTAGAGTCTGCGAATGGGCTTTTCGGAATCTTTTGGCATGACCAGAAACGCACCCCGTTTGGAACCTTTAGGCACTCATTAGCCCGTCAGCAGGAACGATAGCGGAGACGTTAGGTATCGGCAAAGGGCTTTCCGTTCCTACCGGCAACCATCCCGAAAAAATAACCCCAGGGCCAATCGGGGCCGAGGGGTTATTTTAGGTCAGTAGAAGGTTTCTGGACGGAAACTTGCAGAGGCCGGAAGGCCGTTGGCTTAGTGGATGCCCAGGGCGCTCAGGAGCCTGTCGCCAAGCATCCCGATGATCCCTGCGATCGCGGTGGCCGCAAAGCCTACCAGTTTCACGAAGGTCCGTTGGGCGATCTGGGCTTCCTCGAGTTCATCAAGGCGCAGATCGTGCTTCTCAACGGCTGCCTCGAGCTTAGTGGCCCGTTCGGCCGCAAAGTCGATTTTGACTTCGATACGTGCCAGGCGGTCCCTCACGTCCATAAGGACTGAATCGGTGGTGAGGGGTTCCATTAGCCGACCTTACGGATCTGGAAGTACGAGGCGTTTCCGAAGACGCTCTTGGCGCGAACCTGGAAGTTTGTCTCAGTGGTCTCGAGGCCGGCGGTGTAGCCGCAAACGACTTTATCCGTGGGCGAGCTGATGCCGAATGCGAAAACATAGCCGGCAGGCATCCATACGGTAGTAGAACCGCGGCACATTCCAGCCGCAGGGCTGTGGGTTGCGATGGTGTAGTGTTCGCCCGCTCCCCCCGCAACATTTATGAGGTCGACCCCGTTATGGTCGAGAGGTGTCGCAAATCCAAAATTCGGATAGTACGAAGCTGTTATCTCATAGAAACCTTCATCAGTGATTTGAAGGCACCGGGGATCAGGGGTCGAGCCGGTGAACGGGCCCACAGCAGGCCATGTGAGCCATGAAGGGAGACTTGGCTCCAGATGGTACCCAATTTCCATGTAGTAGGAAGATGTATACTGGCCATTGGTGGGCATGAAGGTAGCAACCTTCGAGTAATCCAGCAGTCCACCACCGCTAGTACCATCGGCCCCTGCAGGGCCTACCGGACCAACCGGACCAACGGCACCATCGGCGCCATCCGCACCTGCCGGACCAGCCGGTCCCGGGATGCCATCGGCACCAGTCGGGCCAATCGGGCCTTGGTCGCCCGTATCGCCCTTGTCGCCCTTAGGGCCAAGAGCACCGCGCGGGTCGATCGCGGATTTTGCGTAGAAACTTGCCGTCACTTAGGGGGTCCTATTCGTCCCCAGTGGGGAGGTTCCATGCGCCCCCAGCCCGGTACATTCCGGGTTCTGAGGGAGCTTCAAGGGTGCTCATCGAGGGAGCGGGAGCGTCTTCAGGAAGGTCGATTGAACCGACATGAAGAAACTGTTCGTTGTAGAGGTAGTAAGTCACCAGAGGCATTAGGTTTTAATCCAGGCACTGAGAGAGAGGCTCCCGGTACTGAATGCCGGAAGGACGAACTGGGTCGCAGGGTTGATGTCCGGCATCGAAGCGTACGCAATGCCACCAGAAGTCGAAAAGCCTGACGTGTAACAGGCAATGAACTGCTGGTTATTGAAGGACACACCGTACCCCTGGACCATCGGACCAATCGTCCCCAGAAGGGGATAACGGTCTTCCCAGGTCACGAGGTCATAGGAGACCTTGAGGCGCGATCTGGCATCCGCTGAGGTGCCTGAGGACATCACGACGTACGTGCCATTGCCATAAGCAACGCTTGCGCAGTTCAGGACGTTTGAGTCTCCGATAAGCGACGGGAGCCAGGTGACACCATCTGATGACGTCACGATACGACCTGCGGCGCCGACGGCAACGAACTGCGTTCCTGTCCAGATGACACTGAAGAGGTTGCTCGTGGTATTGCTGGTTGCTGTGATCCAGTTGATGCCGTCCGTGCTCGTGAAGATCGCCCCGGAAGTACCAGTGACAACCAACAGACCAGCGCCCTGGGCAATACTATAAAGCGGCCGTGTGGCGAGAGGTCCGGTACGACGATACCAGTTCAAACCATCGGGTGACGTCATGATCAAAGTGGTCGGAGAGACGTTTGCCTGGCCGACCGCAATGAACTGTGTGCCATCCCAGGCAACATCGCGGATCGCAAGGATATCGAGTGCCGGCGAGCCAGAGGCTAGAATAGGCGTTCGGACAGTCCAGGTGGCCGCGTTAGGTGCCGTGATGAACTGCGTGCTTGCAGTCCCAACAGCCAAATTCAACGAAGACGAATAGGCAAACCCACTTGGGGCACCAGTCATCGTCAGGGCGATAGTGGTCCAGGTGATGCCATTTGGAGACGTCTGGAGCCCTGCGTTCGTCCCGACAATATGGACACCAAAGATATAACCAGGCTTGTTGCAAAGCGGGTTCGCAATGGCCTTACCGTCTACCCAGATGTCCGCAGAGTTGTATGTGGTTCCGAACAGGGTCCCAAGCGCCGGATAGGCAGACTTGAGGTACGTTCCGCCCAGGAGGGGAAGCCATCCGACCTTCGAGGCCGCACGTGTCAGGAGCCGAACGTCACCTGTTGCAATTGTCATATCGGCGCCAGCAGGGCCGGTTGGACCAGTCGGACCAATGAGCCCTTGAATACCCTGGATACCTTGAGGACCAGTGGCACCTGTTGCGCCGGTGGCCCCCGTGGCGCCTGCTGCACCATTGGTTCCGTTCGTACCAGCTGCACCTGTAGCGCCAGTGGCACCTGTAGCACCGTCTGCACCATTCGTGCCGGCCGGTCCCTGGATACCCTGAGGACCAGTGGCGCCAGCTGCACCTGTGGCGCCTGTCAGGCCGATAGGACCTTGAGGACCGGTCGGACCATCTGCACCAGTCGGGCCGGTCAGACCAATCGGCCCCTGAGGACCGGTAGCGCCTGTGGCACCAGTGGCACCTGTAGCGCCGGTCAGTCCAGTCAGGCCTCGAGGACCTGTGGCACCTGCGGGACCTGTAGCACCGGCCGGGCCAACGGCGCCTGTAGCACCAGTCGGACCAGCTGCACCTGTGGCGCCTGAACCTGCAGGGCCTGTGGCGCCGGCGGGACCAATGTCGCCCTGGGGACCGGCAGCACCGGTCGGGCCGGCGGGACCCTGAGGACCAGCGGGCCCAGTGTCGCCTTTGTCGCCCTTAGGGCCAACCGGATTTACCGGTTCCGTACCGTAGAATGTTGTCGACACGTGATGTCCTAATAGTCTCCGCAGATCGCGGGTTGAATGGCCATGGGGCCTGAAAATACTTCGTCGATTGCCTGTTCAGCGAGTTCGTCACGGTACTGTTGGTTCTTCGCCTGGAAGCGAGCGGCCCGTTCGTCCTCGAAGAAATCGGCAGCCAACTCAGCGGCGCCGTAGAGGACCGCATTGGTGCACGCGAGGGTCCAGGGGTTATTGTCCGTATCGGCCACCAGGGCATCCGTCTGGCTGAAGTAGTTCAGGTAGACCGTCGAGTCCGCCTGGGGCTTCGGTTTGATCATCCAGCGGTCGCCGACCTTGATGAACAGACGGGGCGTACCGCAGTCTTCGGTCTTGAGGAAACGGCTGATGTCACACTGCTCGAGCTCATTGTCGTCAGTGAAGAAGTTCATCAGTTCCAGATAGTCCCGCGGGATACGGATGGCGTTCGTGATGCCGTCCATAGTCACCGGAAGGAGCTTCTCCATGAACCCCAGGCGCAAGATACGCTCGAGGTCGCTGATGACCTGATTGACGAACTGGCCGGCGAGGGCATCCGTAATGTCTTTGCGGTTGATAAGGGCCTTGAGGGCCAATTTGATCTCGCCGTAGTTCATGGTGTTAAAATCTCTTGTTGGTCGTGATGAACCCATCGAGTGCCTCAAGCCGCAGGCGGGCGAGGATCATGGGAACCGTGATGTTCTTGTCGGACAGGATGTTGAAACCCTGGCGGCACCATTTGTTGAAGACGGCCTCAGGGATTCTGCAGGCCAGGATGGCGTCTGTGTTCTTGCGGAACTTCTGGCCGTCCAGTGTCCGGAGCTCTTCGTTTTCCTTCATGAACTCATCGGTGATGACCTGGTGGCCAACGATGTGTCCTGAGAACATTCCGTCGCTTGAGGGTTCGTCCAGGACCAGGCGATCAGTCGCCCGGGTGATGTCAAATGTCATTCGGTACTCTTGGGGAGGTGCCCAGAGGCTACCTGTTGGATTATTCTTGATTGGACATACGGAAACCCCCCAGGCTCCAATTAAGGAACCCAGGGGGCTAACGGACGTCAGGGTCGTCTAGTCCTTGCGGACCAGGCGGTTGCCTTTAGGCGTCGAGGTTCGTGATCGCGAAGCCCGAACGGTAGTTCTTGGACTTCAGGCCACGCTCGGTGACGATCATGGTCGTTTCAGCGTCGCCCGTCTTCGCCAGGGCTTCACGCTTGTAGCCGCGGAGGACCACGTCAGCCCACATCTCGGCATCGAGGCCCAGAGCGTGTTCGAACGCGTTCATCTCGAGGTTCTTGACGACCTTGAGTTCAGCGTACGGCGTCACGTAGACGTCGATGCTGTTCACGATCTTGTTCGGGGTTTCCGAAACGTCGCGGGTGCGGGTTGCGTTGCCCGAGAAAGCCGCAACGAGCTTGGCGTCCTTCATGCGGATCATCAGGATATCCGGAGTACCGCCGGCGTTTGCCGAGGCTTCCGTTGCGTCCATGATCGCATCTTCGGTCAGACCAGCGCCCAGGGCGTCGACCGTCACGTCTGCATGAATCTGAGCCAGAGCGCCGGCGGTCACGCGAGCGGTGTCTTCGTCGACAGCGTCAACCATCGTCTGAGGCGAAACGTATGCACGCTCCAAGTCGAGCTTCAGTTCCTTGCCGACCTTGACGGTCTGGTAGGCTGTTTCACGGGCGCGGCCGTACTGCTTGACAGTGTCCTGGGTGTCCGAGATTTTGAACGTGTCGCTCAGAATCTGCGTGACGTTCTTGCGCATCAGGGTCGCAGCGCGGGCTGACACAGTTGCGTCGGCGCCTTCCTTCTTGGCGTTCGCAGCTGAGGCACGCAGGCGATCTTCCTGCCACTTGAACTCAACGTTCTTCGTGGTGTCGCTGCCGATTGCCGTGAGGAACGGCGTCTTCGAGGGCGTGATGTTGGTGATGATGTCCGAGACATCTTCGACGCGGCCAACGGCGTCAAAAGTCGTGTAGGTTGCAGAAGTCATAATATTCTCTTTTGGTAGTTAGATGGCGCCACTCTGGACGCACGTCGGGTTGGTTTGGGTAGGTTGGTAGTTAGCCCTTGGCGCCCCAACGCCCCATAAGGAGCGCGACAGCGTCATCAGTCGATCCGGTCTTCCGGAGGCGTTCTGTAAGGACCTTAGTCTTCTTCACCGAAGTCAGTTCGGCAGTCGGGCGTTCGCCGGTTCCGCTCTTGAAGGTCTTGGCGGGTGCCGCTTCGACTTTCTTCGTAACGGCCGTCTTGCCCTTGTCGTACAGCATGGCCTTGTGGAGCAGCTTGATGACCGATGCGTCGACGATATTGTCAACGTCATTGGCTTCCAGGCCCTGTGAGACACCGTATGCCCGGATGGAGCCGTAAAGCTCATCGGACCAATTCGGGATGTCCCGCTTGAGGGTCTCGACGGCTTCCATTGCGCGACGCTGGGTTTCAGCTGTCTGGCGCGTCTGGGTGTCCGTAGTGAACTCCTGGGCCTTGCCGAGCACCGTCTGGTACCGCTTGTTCGCCTCAACGGCCATTCCGCGGTATGCCTTGAAGTCTTCAGGCGACAATTCGGTCTGGAGAACCAGCCAATCTATGCCTTCAAATTCCTTCAGCTGTGACTGCGCGTCCTCGAGGGTTGCCTGAAGGGCTGCCGCATAGCGACCTCCGATCTCATCGGCTTCCTTGCGGACTGCCGCGACTTCCTGCGACTTTCGGGTGAGTGAGGCTTCCTGTCCGTAAAGGCGCTTGAGGTCCTTGATGGGAACGGTGACATCCTGGCCATCAACGGAAATCGTCACGATGTGGTCGTCGGTAGCCTGGGGCGCCTCTGACTTATCGGACTTCTCGTTGCCGGCGGGGTCTTCTTCGTTCGCATCGGTACCTTCGTCTTCCGGTTCCGTGCCGTCCTCGTCGTTTGCATCATCGGCCTGGATGGTGCCTTCGTCTTCTTCGTCCGTTTCGGACTCAGTGGCCTTTGAGGTCTTCGAGCTTCCGGTGGTGCTGGTGGCCTTTTCGGCGCCTTCCCAACGGGCTGTCAGTGCTTCAATTGCAGCATCCTCTGAGAGGGCGCTGTCGTTCGTGTTGGTGTCGTCCAGTGAATGGATAGACATTTAATAGGTATCGCTTTCTTGTTCGGCCGGCTCCGTCTGGAGTTGGGCCACTATGGAATCCTTCAGGGCAACGCGGGCTGTTAGCTCCGCTTCGATCGCCTGGAGGCCTTGGTGTTTGTAATAGAGACGCTCACGACCTTGCGGATCGTCAGGCGCCGTTTCGAGCATTTGCACCGCTATCTCGAAGGACAAATCCTTGAGGAGCTTTGCGAAGAAAGGAGTGTCAAGCAGGACCTGGGCTTCAAGTCCCGCTTGCACATCCCGGCTCTCACTTTCGGAGAACGGGTTCATTTAGTTCCTAGCTGTTTGGCGAAATGATCGTCGCGACCTTCTCGTTTGCGGGATCGGCCTGTGTGGCCACATTCGTCGCAATCTCGAGTTCGGCCATTGCCACGTCGATACGGTTCTCGGTTTCCTTGTCCTTCCGATCTTCAGCACGTCCAGCAAGTGCCAGGCGAATATCTTCGATCTTCTGGTTCATCTCGAACTGCATGGTTTCCATCTGGGCCTGATGCGCCAGCTGTTGTTCACGCAGAGCAACCTCCTTGTCCTCACGAGCCGTCTTCTTGATGAGGGCATCGAGTTCCGCCTGGGCCTTGGGGTCCGGAGCGGGCGGTTGGAGTGTCGTGGGATCCACCAGGTAGTCCTGGAAGTTCTTGATGTCCTTCAGCTTGAAGACCGTCGACATCAGGTTGTACTTCTGTTGCTCGCCGTACATGCGGGCCATAGACTCGTCGGAACCCATGATCTTATGGGCCGTGAGGTATTCCTCGACGACCTGATCGCGTTCACCGAAACCGAGCTTCAGGTCCACTGTGACATGGCGCCTTGAGGTCCACTGGCCAGGAGTGACCGGAACGAACTCGCCGGCCAACTCGAAGACCTTTTCGGACTTCTCGTTTTCGATGACCAGCTCGTACACCTTGAGGTACAGCTCCCTGAGGAACTGGATGGCAAAGTGCCTGGCGACGACCTTCTGGCGAACCTGTGAGTTCGACGTCAGTTGCTCCACGAGGCCCTGTGAGTTCTGCTTGGACATGGCGTCCTTGCTGAGACCCTGGGAGAGCCTCGAGATGCCGGTAATGTCCTCACGGTCGCTGTCCGTCATCTGAAGGACCTGGAATGCCTGGGGAGGCAACTGGCCTTGAGGCATCGGGAGGATGCTTTCACGGTCCTTCACGTTCACGATGCCACCGTTACGGGGATCGAGAAGTTCGCGAGGGTTCGTTAGGCCACCTTTGACCACCTGCCACCGCGGATTAGCTGCGTTGACTGTGAGCTCGAGGATCGAACGTGTCAGCACGGTCTTGGCGTTTGCGATCGGCATCACGTTCTGGGCGTAGTTGGTGCCGTAGAACGTGTGAGGGATCGGCAAGGGACGGAAGGCGCAGAAGGGGTGAGACTTCACCTTTTCCTTGTGGAGAATGACGCCACTTGCATGGACCACACGCCACAAACGCTGCACGCCGGCACCTTCAAGGTCGATACGGAGATAGCTGTCGTAAACGGTGACCTCACGGCCCGCTTCGTCTTCAGCATCATCGCTGCCCCAAAGGACACCGTCTTCCGTTGCCTCATGGCGCTGTGTGCGCTCCATGTTGACGTTAAGGTCGTCATCATCGCCACCGATGGAATCCACCAGGTCCTGATCGTAACCTTCTTCGACCAACTGGCCGAGCGTCTTCAAGGCCCGATGGGCGCAATAAGATGCCCTGCGGAGGTCCTTGGTCCGGCTGGCCACAATGAACTCTTCCGGCGGAATGGTATCAATGCGGACCTGGCTCGTGTCGACCATCTGGTTCGCAAAGCCCGTATAGAGCTTGGAGCCGTCGGGGCCGATTGTGACTTTTGGCTTCGCTTGGAGTTCGAACCCAGGGTGCTGCATGACACCGATAAAGTGCTCTTCAGGCATCTGTTCGAACGCATGTTCCGCTTCGATCTCTGAGGACTTTTCCCAGTAGACCTTGGCGACACCGACACGCGCCGTAAGGCCATCGTGCATAACGTCACCGAAAATCTCCAGGCCATCGTTCAGCCGGAAAATCTGATAGTCCGTGTAGGACGATGCGATGCGGGCCATTGCGGTGTCGTTGGCATTCTGCGGGGAGAACTGGACGATGTTGTTGCCGGCGGCAAACGTCTCGAGCAGCTGGCCCTTCATGGCCTCTACGGCGTTGTAGACGTCCCTGGAGATGTACTTCGAGCCGCCTTCGCGGACCGGGAGCGGCTTCTTGCCGTTGTAGGCATCCGTGATGTCCTGGCGTTCGCGTGCCAGCTTGCTGTCGAGAATTCCGACACCCTGGGATGCCTGACGTTTACAAGCTGACAGCAGCTGAGCGTCCGATATTGCTTTACGCTTTGACTGCGCCATTAAATTGATCCGAAATATGAATCCTCCGGGACCTCGATGGGATCGAAGCGGCCTTCATGGATGTGATTGGTGATTGCCAGGGCCATGACGGTATCGTCGTGGGAGCCGTACTCAGCCTCCATGCCACCCGTGTTTGGGTTGACGACGAAGGTCATGAGTTCCTGGATGGTTTTCTGGTCGTTCAGTTCGATGGTGCCGTCACGGATGGCTGCACGCAGTTCGCTGATGATGAGGGGTTTTGATATCTGATCGGTTTTGAAGCCGACCTTTGCGACCTCTTCGTCACGCATCTTGTCGTACTGGAGGCGCCGATAAAGGTTCGGATAGTCGAAGTCCTTTTCGAGCCTGGTGTTCGGCAAGATACCCTGGTTGTTCACTTCAACGGCCAGAAGGGCGTCATTGTAGTAAAGGCCCAGGTGGTAAACCGTGGTGGCCCAGAAGTCCGGATCGACGTGTCCGCGCCATACGGCAACCTGACGTTTCCGACTGTCGAAGACCTGAGCGACCGTATAGTCGCCTTCGAATTCCCCATTGGACTTGCGAGCCCCAGGGATGCCTTCAGCGACGTCGGAACCGATGGTGTAACTTTCGGCCGGGTTGTGTTCCCGATAGACCAGGAGCTCACCGCGAGGGTCCGGCATGAATTCCGGCTTGGGACCTAACTGAAGGCCCAGACGGTGAATGATGTTCGGACAGACTGCCAGGCGTTCGTGAAGCTTCTCGAGGTTGAACACAGGGCGACCTGAGGTCAGGAAGGCTTCCATCGCGTTCGACGGGTATTCCTGCTTGAACAGATCGAGACCGTCGGCCGCAACCTTCCGTCGGCGCCACATGAGCTGTCCGTCCGAAAGGCCATGCTTTTCCGCCAGTTCCTCTTCGTCCAGGGTGCGCGTGAAGCCCTCGATGGGTTCCTCACAGTATTCGTCCTGGATAAACCACGGGAGGAAGACCTGAATGAACCCGTTGCCTTCAGGGTCCAGGGGATCCAGGCGGGCGCCTTGCCAGTATTCGTAGAAGGGACCTGAGGTACCTCGAGCGGTCGATTCGATCGCAACGAACGTGTCGTCATTCTTTGGGACGGCCTGGAGGAGACCGTTCAGGATGTCTGCGGCTTTACCTTTAGGCCAAAGGCCCAATTCGGACGCATGGACCAACTGGAGGGTTTCACCGCGGCCAACCGTATCGGAGCCGGCAGTACCCACCATGTACCCAGAGTCCAGGATGTCGAACTTGAGTTCCCGTACGGACGATGCGCCACTTGAGGGCTTGCAGGGGTGGCCAGGCTCGATGCTGTCGTAAAACCGCTTGGTCATATCGAACAGCGCCTTGGTGCTATCCGTCTTGTGCGTGATGACCATGGCCTTTTGGCCTTTGTGCTGGGTGGTCCACCAGAACATGAAGGCGCCCCAGAGTGTCGACAGGCCCATCTGGCGGGCCTTGAGGACAACCACGCGGACCCTGCCGGTCTTCTGCCACTGGTCCAGGATTTGTTCGAAGAACTGCCTCTGGGCACGGTTAAGCTTGAAGGGGAGGGTCTCGCCGGTTTTCGTTCTGATCTTGAGGATACGCGGGGCGTAATACTCGAAGTCGTTCAGGAGCCTGAGGCGGGCGGCCTTGCGTTTCTTCTCGAGGGCCTTCTGGGCCAGCTCGTCTGCAGTCAGGGGCGCAACGGCCATAAATTACTCGTTGTCTGTGGCCTCATCGTCATCGTCCAGGAGCTCGTCGAGGATATCCTCAGCGGTCCGTACGGTAACTTCCTTGATGGCGACGGGTTTGGATTTCGTGAAATCGAGGATCAGCCGGGCTGCGGCGATCTTGTTCGCGTCGGCTGTCTGGCTCTTCATGACCGTCAATGCGGTCTCGAGTGCCTGGACGGCGCGTGTGTCCTCAGGGAGAATGCCCTGCTTCTTCATTTTGCTCATGATAATCTTGACCTCGGGGCGAGCCTCTTGAAGCACGATGGCGTGCTGCTTGGCTGTCAGGTGATAGGGAACGCCCGGTTTACGGCCGCAGTTCTTGAATGATTCCGGAGTGCGCTTCGCGGCGTTTGCCTTTTGGGCTGCCGAGCGTTCCTCTGGTGACATATCGGTGTATTGGTTCCGATAGTTTCCTTGTCGTCTCTTCGGTTTCACAACCACCGGTGCAACTCGAGGCTCCTTGAGCGCCTCTAGGGCGAATAGGACCACGGTCTTCGGTTTGTTCTTCACGCCAGGCGGGCGACCGCGAGGGTTGCCGGTACGCTTGGTAGGCATGAGGTATCCTTGAAATTCTGTGGGGTCTCAGGGGCCAGGCAGGTCTGTTGGGAGCCTGCCTGGCCTTGAGGTTTCGTTTAGTATTGCCCGTTGGGGACTTGCTGATCGCCCTGGGGCCCGTAGGCGCTAGGGTCCTTGTTCCCAAGGAACGCAGGCGCCAGAAGGTTTGTCTTCTGGGACATACGGCGAACCATCTCAGCGGCACTTTCGGCACCGGCTGGACGTGAGGTCATTGCGTGACGCAAGGCTTTTTGACCGGCCTGGCTGTAGGCCATACGGCCCGCAATGATTGTTGCTGCAAGGGTCGGATTGACCATACCGGTAACGGCGCCAATTCCGGCCGCAGGGGCCGCGCCTACGCCGATAGCCTTCATGATTGCTGCGTTCAGAGGGGTGCCGCTATCTCCGACTTTCATCGGAAGAACATCCTTACCGGCATCGGCCAGGTCAGACATCAAGGCAACGCCTCGCGCTGTGGCGTTGTGGCGCGAACTTCTGTCGCCGGCTTTCACCGCAGCTTGAAGGCTGTTTGGTGTGAACAGCCCGTTAGTGGAGCCTGTTCTGGAAGCAGCATCCTCAACGCGTGCGAGCATTGCAAAGCCGCTTCTGGCCTTCTGAAGTGCAGCAGTTGTCTCAGGTGAGTTCTGACGCTCCATAGCGTCGCGGACGGCGCCTTGAGCTTCTTGCAGATAGTCCTTCTGCACAATCATGTGCGGATCGGTGGTTACACCACGGGCACTGATATGTTTACCAAGCGCCGAGTCAACGCGATTGGCGTCAGCACCGGAAAGGTGATTTCCCGCCCGTGTGAGCGAACCATCAACTGCCTCTGTGACAATCTTGGTTAGGTGCTGGGCTTGTTCCGGCGGGAGGTCGATAGCCGCCCGATCGAAAATATCTGCGAGATGTCCGTACAATTCGCTATCCGGCTTCAGTTCAGCATGAGCCAGAGCTTTGTCGTATGCGCTGGAAACGACATCATGAGCGCTCTGGACGTTCGTTCTATCGAAGCCAGGCGTATACTCCAGAGGGGCTCCTACAGCTGTGCGTACACGGTTAGTTGCAGCACGAGCGTAGGATTCTGCGCCACGATTGTATGCATCAGCCACACCTGTTCCAGGAACACGGCTAAGGGCATTTTCGACTTTCTGCAAAGCTCCGCCGGCGATCTGACCTGGTGTGAGCTCGACGCCTTCAGCCAGCAGTTTTTTGACGTTCTCTCGGGTTTGGGGACTGACGACACGCGATAACGCACCCATCGCCTTATGGCCCACACCGCTCAATGCGCCGCCTTCGAGTGCAGAAACTGCACGGTCCTTCAGGTCACCTTCACCGGACCCTAAACCGTATGCAGCACCATCAAGCACCGCAGTGCCCAACTTGCCGACGGCTGCAACGGCCTTGGCGCCTTGGAGAGCCCTTGAGGCAGGATTGATGAAACCGCCGGCCAGTTGGCCAACAAGCCTCCCGGCGCCTGATTCTGCATCACGCTTCCGGTAGACCTTCAGGTTGTCGTCGTAACTTGATGTGCCACCAAGGGCCCCACCGGCGACCGATTGGGCACCTGCAGCGATCTCATCGGCAAAACCAAAAGTTGCACCATCGGCAACCCCACGCACCACATCGACCGCAGTGTCTCCCCAGGTGCGGGAAGGCTTTTCGGTTTCATGTGGTGCCGTGGAGTTTTGCTCTTGGGCTTGAGGGGCGCCCAGGTGACGGTCGTGTACGTACCTAATGGCATCTTGCGCTGTAGCGCCTTCCGGAACGTTCACTTTGAAATTACGTCCGTCCGGTGACGTTACGTTGAAAGATGGCATTATGTGTTATCCAGGTGTTGCTGAGTACCCAGCGTATGGGTCGTTTGTGTTGGTGGATGTCGCTGCGTCCACACCCGTTTTAGAATAGCCAGATGCTTTATAAGTCGCCGCAAGGCGATCTCTCACACGCTGCGTTATTCTCGTGCGGGCTGCGATGTTTGCTCTGATGACAGAGGGCGACATTCCAGGATCGATTGAGGTTTTATCCCATTCTGCGGCTTCGACAGGTGTTAGAGCGCCACCAAACAAGACATTACGATCCACGTTGTTTAGTGCATCTGCGCTCTGCCAGAATTTGGCCTGGTCTTCCTTTTTGTCGACCCCATGGCGCCCCATGAAGTTGGCGATTCTACCTGTGCCATATTGGCCGGCGAAGTCGTCCCTAAAAGTTCCTGTCAAATCTTGCAGCTTCGCGACAGTTTCCGTCGGACCTGTCAGTTCCTTAATTGCACCAGACGTGAGTCTTGCACCAGCATCCGCGGGGCCCCCAGGAATTGCTTCCATGTTCCCGTTGGGAAGCATGCGGTATCCCGAGGGAGCATCTTTGTGATATGCATTGTACCTTGAGATCGCGGTGTTTTCACGAGCATTAGCGTTTTGAGCATTGTCGTTTTGAACAGTATGGACAAACCTACGATCACCATCCATGTGACTGTACTTCTGGTCATCCTCACGGAGACTGAAGTCCCTATTAGAGTTAATGACGTTTTGATCTGAGTTTATCTTCAGTAGACCGTAGTTACGATCCCCGTTGGATTCGACGTAGTCCTGACCACGCTCGGCTAGGCCAGCTGCGCGATCACCATTCTTCTCGACGTAGTTCTGACCGCGGTCGAGACGAGACTCTTGGCGGTTGAAATGCTGTTCATCGCTTGCGACCTTCTTGGCATCAATCATAGCCCTGCTGAAACCTGCACCACCCTTTGAAAGGCCGTCGGCAAATCCGTTGCCGGACAGAAGCCCAGAGCCCAAGGCAATAAGGCCTTCACTCACACCTGGACGGTGCAGAAAGCCCTTGATGCCGCCTTCAGCCTTAATGCCGCTGGTATCCTGGAGTATGGAGGCCGTGTTTAAAGCGCCGCCTTCAGGACCTACCGTCACGAGGGGTTGCGACTTGAGAATACCATCCGACAGGTGGGGGACTTCTGGTGTTTCCGGCAGACCTGGGGCCGTTGAGACATTGAGGTCCGCCGGGTTTCCCGGTGCATATGCGAGCGCGTCGGTCGAAAGGGAGCCTTGTCCAATCCTGGGATTGCGGCCGATCATGGACAAGATTGCCATTTATATTTCCTTGAGATTGTTATTTGAAGCCGCCGTAGATACCGGCAGCGGTCGAAGCAGCTCCGAGGAGACCACCAACGAGACCAGGGTTCTTGGTCGCCTTCTCGGTGCCCGTGGTGTTGACCTTTTGGCCCCACTGGTTTGCGCCAATTGTGCCGTAATAGGCATCGAGCAGTTTCTGCTGACGAACGTCGTTTTCGTCCCACTGGCTCTTTGCGGCCGTGTCGTAACCCTGACGATCCGCCTGGCCCAAAGCAGCTGCCTTGGTGGCTTCGTCATAGTTGCCGTACGTCGCATCAAGACCTGCACCGATAGTGCCGGCGCCTTGCGAGACCTGGTTGCCGAAGATGCCGGCAGAATTGCCCATAGCGGACAGATTGGTGCCTCGAGCCTGTTCGGCCAGAGAGAGACCACGGTCGTATGCCTGGCCCCGAATGTTCGCCGAAACGTCCGCGATGGAATCTGCAGCACCGCGTTGAGCGATACCGGCAGCCACACCGGCTCGGCTGGAGTTGATGTTGCCTGAAGCCGTTGCCTGGCGATCTATGCCCGGGAGCGTGCCCTCATTGAGATTGCGGGTGACATCGCGTGTTGCCGCGGTGACCATGCCGTCAATTTCAGGGTTATTCGCATACGCCCTTGCGGCCGCAATGTTCCCTGCAGTGGCATCGGTACCGGCCATGCGTGCATAGGCATCCGCAGAGCCATGAGCGCCTTCAGCTGCACCATCCAGGAGCGTTGAGCCTGCCTGGCCAATCCGGCTAGCAGCACCCATACCGGCGCCTGTGGAATACTTACGGAGGGCATCAAGCGTCTGCTGAGCCTGGCCGTCCATACCGGCATAACGTTCGCCGCCATAGGCAGCCGAGCCGGACTTCTGCTTGAAGAGGTCCTGAGCGCCGTTGAAGGCGGTCTGCAGGAAAGGCTTCTGGAAATCGGAAACCTGGGAGTCTGAAGTGCCTGTTGAAGAGGTCTTCGAGGTCGACTGGAACATTTTGCCCATGGGCGTGAAGTCTTTCTAAAGTGCCCGATGGATTTCGGTGAGTTCGCCGGAAACCCGGTCGGTATAATTGGTGACGTATGTGAACCCGCACATCCCAAGGAACTTGAGGTGCTTTTCGTCGCCTGGTTCATGAAGGGCGTAAATGGGACCACCGTGGAGGTCCTTCAGGACATCAAGATCGCGCAGGAACGCCTTCTTGACCGTCGCGGACCATCTGACACGCATGGTGCAGTGAATGAACGTGAGGTGCGGAGCCGCTTGCTCGAGGTACACGGTGTACTCATGCCGGCGAACGACTGGGACTTTGAATTGGTGGTCTGAAACGAAAGGGATCACTCAAGGCCCCTCTCGTTTCTAGATGTTTGGTTATGGTGACGTTAGTTGAGCGTCCAGGTACTGGCGGACGACGTAGAGGTCGCTGACGTTGCCTTTGGCCATCCGTTCGATTGCACTCATGCCTCCGAAAGGCGGTGCCTTGTTCGGCCGGCGCATCCACTCATCGGCCCTATCGGTGACCGGCAGGATCGTGTTGATCGCCTTGAAGACACCGATGACGTACGAAATGCGCTCGAGGGTGTCCCGGCTGATCTTTTTGATCTTACCGCTCTTCCAGTAGGTCACAGTCGAAATGCTGGACTGTCCTAGGATGCGCATCTGCTCAGCCCTGGACAATTTCCAAGCGGCGGCGATGTTGAAGAACGTACGCAGGGCAGGGCCGGTGAGTTCGGCTTCAGTCATCAGGAGCTCCGTTATGGACCCTCTAGAACCGCGATGCGGGCCTCGAGTGACGCTATGATAGCCTCATAGTTCGCGAAAGCGTAAGCGATCTTGATGAGCTCATCGTCGACGAATTGCGGGAAGCTTTGAGGCATCGCGGGCCTTATGCCCTTACGATACCCCGCAGCCATTTTGATTGTAGGTTCCACGCTCATCGCCGGCCCCTAATGGTCATTTCGATGTCAAAGCCCGAAAGCTTGAAGTCCGAAATGCCCCTAACGCCGAACCGGTACCCAAGGTACTTGCCGGCTTCGTTGATGTCGATTTTGCCGTCAACATCTGGGTCGAAAGGCATCTCAACGGACCACTGCGGCTCTTTGCCCACAAGGTCGTTGGCGCCGAACTGCCAGTAGATGTCCTTTGCGTCATCCGCATAGACCTGAGGCCACATGGCCTGCAGGCGAACGTACTGGGTCAGGTGCTTCCCGAGGGCGTCGAGGTCTAGGCCGGTACGCTCGAGGAACGCAGGGCGCAAAGCCTCAGGTTCCGGAGGGATCGGCAACCGACCACCCGTCAACGTGTCGAATCCGTAGAGACGATCAGCCGAAAGGCCCTGGTTGGTGTCCATACGGCTCACGAGGAGCATATGGGACGCCTCATCGCCGCTAACCGAAGTCCAGGAGCCCCCAAGGTCATCCCAAGAGGTATCGCCGGCGTCTTCCCAGGTCTTCCCGCTGATGATGGCGGCCTTGGTTCCTGAGGTGACGTTCGGTACGTCGTAGAAGCTCCAGGTCTTGGAGCCATAATTGTAGACAGCAGCACGGTTGCAACCGGTTTCCGGGTTCGCAAAGCCAACCAGGCGGTCAACCGACGGGTACATGAAGCGCACTTCGGTCAGCTTGGCGTCGTGAGACACAAAGCACAGATTGGCCTTCGAGTAATCCAGGGCGTCGAAGATGAAATTCTTCACCTTCTGGTCCGCTATGGACGTCTTGGTAGCACCGTCATGAATCCAAATGTCGTTCTTGTCGAAAACGTAGTGCATCCCATCGACCTGGACGACGCAGTTCGTGTTGATGACACCGCATTCGTCGTAGAGTTTCCGGAAGTCGAACAGGAGGTTCCCGCCGATGTAATTCATGGTCCACACCGAGCTGGTGCAGTACAGAATGAAGCTGTCGCGCAGGGACGCACCGTCGACGATGGCGTGTTGCATTTCGTTGACGATGTTTTCGCCAGCTGAGTTTGTTGTGATCGTTGAGTCCCATGAGGCCGGCGGTGCGCCAAAGCCTGTAAGGTCGGACCATTTGACCATCGTGGGATAATAGGCACCGCCCTTGGTCACCCCGAGGGCGATCAGGAAGTCCTTGTAGGCTCTCAGCGACTTGCAGCGCCATTCCGGAGCCCAGTCGGGCAGCGAAAGGTACGTGCCGTCACCTGGGGCCTTACCCACTGGGGCGTGAGTGTCCCGATTGATATACGAGACGCCACCCAGGTACGTGCTGGTGAACGTGGAGAGCCCATCGATACCTGTTTGACCAGGAGGCGTGAGGTCCTCGTACACTAGGCCATTTAGGTGCAGGATGGATCCGAAATCGTGCGAAACGATAACGATCTCATCGTACCCAGCGGCGCCAGGTGGGATCGTGAGGACGTGCCCGGGACTGATCGGCAACGTGGCGACCGTGCGAGCAACTGGAGCCCTTGAGGCCCTGCCGTTACTGAAACGCACGTTGACGCCTGCCGTGAAGACCGCGGGCTCCTCGATGTCTGCAGGGTGCATATCGGCGACGATACCAGCCGAACCGAGCCGGCGGACTGGAATGGTCGCCATATGTTTTAGACTTTCATGATGTAGTTCAAGGCCATTGAGGGCTGAACGGAACTTGTGGTGACCGAATGGCTATGGCCCGCAACGCCCGTGACGGTAACCGCATGGTTATGGGCGCCGGCCGGTGTCTGATCGATCGTATGGGTATGAGCCGTGCCGGAACCGACTTCGGACGTGTAGCCCTGGAAGCCGCCATGCGTGTTCGTATCGATACCGACAGCCACAATGGCCGTCTGGGCTTCTCCGCCGTAAACGAACAGGCTTGAGGCGCCTGCAGCACCATCGTCCGAAATGCCGTTGAGATGCTTATGGGCCGGCAGTTCCGCTTCGGTCAGCGAGTGACCTACGGCCGAAACGCTATGCGAGTGGTTTGCTGCATCCGCCAGGTCGACGTCATGCGTATGGCCACCGCCGGCACCTGCGGTAACCGTGTAGCTTTCCTGGCCGAACATATCGCCAAGCGCATGGGCCACTGAGGCGCCAACAGGCACACGGTTCTGCATGTCCGGCGTGGTGACCGTACCGGAACCATCGGACTTGGCGACCGTACGGCCATCGCAGATCGCCCAGCCCGTCGGAGCCGTATCGCCCGAAAAGAGCATGATGGCGCCAAACGGAACCAGGTGGACCGCGATGTCATTCAGGAAGGTCGACGTCAGGTTCATGGCGCCCGTGAAGTTCGGGAAGGTCGCCTTGATGGCTGCCTTGAGGAGCCGAATGTGGTCGTCACCTTCACGCTGCATGTCGGTGCCGGAAGGATACGAGGGGTTTAGTTGATGAAGATAAGAGGCAGTCTCGAGGGACATCTGGTTTCCATGAAGGCGACGTACAGGCCTGGTGGTTGCCCAAAGGCCCTTGCGGGCTTGAGGACACTCCACCAGACGGTACTTGAGGTTTTGTGAAAGTTTCCATCGAGGGAAACACTATTAGGACTTTGGGAAACGAGAGGTGCCTTCTTGCCTAAAGGTACCTTTAAGAACCTTAAGGTTTCTTCTTTAAGTAACTACTACAAGGTACCTTAAGGCACCTATAGGAGGACCGGGAGGAAACCAGCCGTCACCGCATCTGTTCACATATGGGCAGTTTAGAAACCAGATGGGTGATACAGTAAGGAAATCAAGGGCTTACAGGCGAAATGAACCATGGGCGAAAAGGTGCCTGAATGGTTATGAAATGTGTCCTCGAAAATGATCCAAAAGGCAGCGATCCGGCCAACTGGTACGGGGGGTACCTGGGTGAAAACAGGGGACGCCGCACGGTGTGCTTGCTGGTACCATTTCGGCATAAAGTTTCCGGGCAGAAACCTGGGGTGGGGGTATCTGAGGGAAAACCACAGGGCCTCTTTTAGGCACCGATTGGGCTTGGAGGCGTGGTGCGCCCTGGGTTTTCTAAAAGTCGACGAGAAGGGCCTTGTGGGGCCGGAATGTGCCAAAAATAATCGGGTAGGTACCTGGGGAAAACTTGGGGCTTTAAGGCCTGTCTGACCATAAAAATCAAAGGGTCAGCGAAGCCGTCACTTTTGAATTCTCTAGGCTAATCAGTGCCTTATGGTACCAGATCGCCCTGGGAGGGACCCTAAGATTGACCTTCGTCCCCCACGACTTCCCGCCCCCACGTCCATAAGTCCTTGAGTTCGCTAGGTTTCCTTCAGGTGTTACACCTGTTGCACCTGCTAGTCACCCCACGACCAGGGACATACAGTGCCTCGAGTGTACTATCATGGCAACACATTGGGACATTAGGCGACATTCAGGCCATGCGCTCACACACGGCGCATTTGGCGTCATTTAGGCGGGTAGGTCATCGGGCCGCAGGGCTGCAAACAGGCGACGATATGGGCCGTGTGGTGCGATTGCGGGGCCTTCTAGCTGCTAGCGGGCTGCCGATCGGTGACTTTGCGGACATATCGGTCCGTGGGGCCGGGGAGGGCGAGAGGCGCGGGAGGGACAATAGGAAACCCTCAAGCGCCTGGGAGACCGACTGGCCTGGGAGTATCCTCGACGCACCACCTGGCCCTCTCGGCAACCTTCTAGTTCACCATCGGCGCATCAGGCCGGGAAGCCCAGTCGGTTGCCTTATAGTCTCTAGTCACCTTCTAGTTCACCATAGGCGCACTAGGCCCTGATCGCCGTGGGGAGCCTTCAGTTGACGTATAGTGGCCTTATGGCCTGGGAGGACACCACGGCATGCAGTTGCCTCGAGGTGCCTCCAGTCATCGTTCACGTATAACCCAACGACAGCCCCATGGCGCCTCAACGCCTTCATGCCTGGTAGTCCTCAACGCCAGCCGGCAGCCGTTGGCATTAAGTTCCAGGTGACGATTGGCGACGATATCGACCGGACCAAACAGCCCTTAAGAACAAATCGTGGTTAACAAGTAATTTATTTCTGCAAGTCCCCAAAAATGCACCGTTGTACCATTCATGGGCGGCACGATGCCGGCCAGTAACTGAAAGGAAACAACATGACCAACGGACACTTCATCAAGTTCGGCCTGTCCCGTGAGACCTCGCAGGAAGTCCTGGAGGCGATCTTGCAGGTTGCCGCAGGTAACGAGACGGTTGCCGAACGTATCTGGGAGACACCCACTGCGGCCGAAACGCTTGCCGTTTGGAACATCCTGCAGACGAACGGCACCGACGAGAGTGGCTACCACTGGGGCGCTGAGGGCATCAACTGGGCGCCCAAGGCCTAACCGAAACAAACCGAAACCCAACCAGCACCGAGAGGAAAACATCATGAACACACAGTCAATCAACAGCAACCCTACGCCCCGCGGTTACATCTCGGACGCATCGTCCGACGCAGTCCGCACGTTCCTGTTGGACCTCTACGCACAGCCTGGCGTCAAACGGGACGTCATGATGGCCTTCTACACGTCCGCATCGCCCAACGAGGCCTTCACGTACCAAATGCCGATCGCCAATCGGTTCTTCCAGGCAACCCTGCAGGTCAACCGCCGGAACGCATCGGCCGCCCAGTTCGCCTTCGAGACCGAGCTCGCTGGGATGGCCGTGCGCCGCTTGGGCCTGGAGAGCTGGGAGGCCGCAATCGACGCGGGCATCGAGACCAACTGGGACGAGTGCCGTTACCGTGTGGCCGGCGAGATCGTCGAGGTCGAGTTTGACTCCTCAGAGACCCTGACTGGGCCAGTTCGCACCGTCGAGTTCGAGGGCCGCTGAGCCTTGCTGCAACCATTTTGACCTAGAAAGGAACGCATCATGAACACCACAAACGTCGTCAACATCCTCGAGGCACCCTCAAAGCGCCTCAACGTCGCCGCCTTGCTCCCGCCAGACTTTCCGTTCCAAGAGGATTTCGGCGGGGCCTCGAGCCTCCTGGCATCTATCGCCAACGAGAATATCGTCGAGCACCTGGGGCTGATTGGCGGTGAGCTGGCAGTCCTGGCAGACCTCAGGCGCCAACGGGCATCGAGTGACTGCACGCCTGGCGCGTTTATCACCCTGGCCCTCGACGCAGACATCAAGCGCTCTCAGGAGAACGTCACGCTCCTGCAGACCTCTATTGCCGAGATGACCATCTGGGCACGTGAGGCAGTTAGATTGATGCATGAGGCGACTGATTGGGCATATAGCGCCGCATGAGTTTAGCCGCTAAAACGAGATGGCTCGAGGTGCCCTAGAGGCGTTTCGGGCCATTTTTTTTTGTGTAATTGAGGAATTAGTTATCACTAGCGTAAATTCGGACGGGTTCACGATCCTAGAGCGCCTACCGCGTATCGTCACCATTGAGACTAGTGGCCGCGACGCCGACGACAGGACCAAACGGCGCCTGGAGTCAGCTGCAGGGGCGTTTGATGGCGCCGATCTGGTCATGGCGTGGGCCCTGCAGGACGCCGTCTGGTCCGTTGCTGATAGGAACACAGGTGACGTCAAGATCACGATCAGCGGTTTCGAGTTGAGCGTCACCGATTTACTATCTCTGCGCCAGTGGGCACACCAGGAACTAACTGGAGAGTCTGATTTTGGAGCAGTTGCCAATCGTGTGAGCGCTAAAATGAACTCACGATTGAGCCGGGTTGAGCCGCACCAGGCGGGCCGTGACCTGACGACTATTGCTCGCCTGGAGTTGTCAGCTGCTGACCTGGCTACGTTGCCGGTTCCGTATCTGCGTGAAATCCTCGTTCGCCTGGCGGAGCAGCTCGAGGAGGATCAGGCACTCGATATCAATACGCCACTGCCTATCGATGAGCGTGATGTTTACTCCGACGTGGTGACGATTTCGACGGTAATTGAGGCCTTGAAGCGCCCGGCAGACGCCATTAAGCCGAATTATTTGCGATATTAACGGGAGTCTGTTGAATTTAAGGGCTTTTCAGTCTACATTAACACCATAACGCCACTGAAAGGCCCTTAAATGTTCGACGATATGTTCAAAATATTCGATGCCAGGTTCGCGATCTTCACGTTCCTGCTGGTCCCGATGATCGTGCTGGGCTTAGTTGATCCGACGAAGTTCTACTGGATTATCGGCATCCTGTCGGCGTGTGTCGTGGTGGCCAGCGGCGGCCTGGCGTTCGCCTGGTACCGCTCGCGCTATTAAGGCGTTCACGCGTTACACCGATGGCGGGAAATCAGGTTAATTTTCGCTAATAACGATTTTGAAAATAAATACTGGTCGAATTAAAACCACGTTCCTATAATGTTCCCTAGGCCATAAAAACATGTGGCGACGAACCGGGGCAGGGCCGGAAAGCCGCGCAGGAACTAGCCTGTGTCGCATGGTAGGCGAGAAGCCGACCAGGACCTGAGGTCTAAACACCCTTTGTGACCTGAGAGTGCCTATATGACCCTGCCGGATACCGACACGACAGTTTTGTTTTCCTGCCCTGAGAGTGGCGTGGTTCATATCACGCAGCGCGATGATGGCGGCGACCGGAATGACCTGGTCCTCACCCGTGCAGACCTGGTCGCGCTGTTAGCCCTGATCGACGCCTGAGCCCGCTACCAGAGCCTCAGGAAATAAATTTCTTGTTAACCAACAATGTTGCCTAAACATTTCAATTAGGCCTTGAGCCTCGTAGAAATACGGTTTACATGTGTGGACGTTCTGGTGTCGGGTATAGTCCCCACTGGTTGATACGAGAGGAGTTTAGCCATGACTGACGATTACAAATCAGCGCTGGTGAAAGCCGATAGAATCCTGAGTTTCTTGCGTACCGCGATTAGCCCGTTGCTGCCTCTCCAGGTGGCTCATACGTTCGTGATGGTTGCCCGAAACGAAGGAAAAAACCTCACGGAGATCACCGAGTTGATGTCCTCGAAAGTGTCGACGGTCAGCCGTCACCTTTTGGACCTGGGAGACTACACCCGCAAGATGGAACCCGGTTACGGACTTGTGGAATCCAAGACGGCCCCTACGAACTTGAGGACCAAACAGTTCTACCTGACGTCGCGCGGGAAACTGGTGGCCCGTGAGCTCGCAACAATCCTGCAAGAATCGTGAGGTGCCATCATGGCCATTTACGCCGACAAGAATTCGAAGGGTCAGTTGACAGGCCGGTGGCGCGTTGAGCTCCAGTCGGGTGGCAAGCGCTATCGGGAACGTCACGATACCGTCCAGGCCGCCAAGGCCGATGAGGCTCGTGTGTCCGCCGCTTGGGCCGCAGGGCTCGAGGTCGGGAAGGTCGTTAAGCGTATCGATACCCGCCAGGGCACCAAGGCCGTCGAGACGCTCCAGGAAGCCCTCAAGGCGGCCCGTGGGCATCTCTGGAGGGGTATTGCGTCCGAGCAGGGTTGCTGGGCTCATGTGGAGCGTATCGTTCGCCTTCTGGGACCTAACCGGAAACTCAACGACCTGGTGACCACTGATATCGATGACCTGATCGTTTCCCTGGAGATCGGCGGGGACGTGGCGCCTGGGCGAGTTTCCAAACAGAAACCTTTCGTCTTCAAGCCGGCGAGCCAGTCGACCATCAACCGCTACCTGTCGTCATTCCACACGTTTATCGACTGGTGCACCTCGCGGGGCATGCGGCCCACTGGTGCCAAGCTGGAGTTCGCCTGGCGCGATGAGGATGCCGGCCGTATCCGCTGGATCACTCCGGACGAAGAGGCCTTGCTTTACGAGTTGCTGCCGCCGGCGATCGGTAAGTTCGTTCATGTTGCTATTGAGACTGGATGCCGCCGTGGTGAACTGAGGACCGCGCAGGCCCACCAGGTGCAGCTGAACCGCTTGAACTTGTGGGATACCAAAACGGACAAACCCCGGCCGGTGCCCATCACGCCTGCCGTCTCGCAAATCCTGCACGAACTTATCGCCACCGGCATGCCGACTTTCAGTGAACTTCGGTACCACTGGGATATCGCCAGGGAAGCCATGGGCCTGAAGGATGACCCTAATTTTGTCCTCCACGCCTGCCGGCATACCTGCGCCACAAGGCTCGTTGAGGCTGGCGTCAACATCAGGGTCATTCAGGCCTGGCTGGGACACGCTCGGATCGAAACGACCATGAGATACACGCAGGTTCACGACACGATGCTGAATGGCGCCCTCGAGGCCCGTTTACAGCACTCAGGTGCAATCTGTGCGCGTAAAAGTGGGGGCGCAATGGCGTGGGGTAGCAAGAGGGCCAAACGGCTCGACAACAGGCGTTCAGGCAACTATGTGACCTCACGATTCCCTGCGGGCGTGGCGGAACTGGTAGACGCGGCAGGTTTAGGTCCTGTTGTTGAAAGACGTGGGGGTTCGAGTCCCTTCGCCCGCACCAAGTTATTGAATACGAACTGTTTTTTGACATTTGAACATTGA